TCAATCTCGATGTTTCTTGTCGTGGTGTTCTTTGAACTTTTTCGCCTGTCCGGGCGGAAGCCCTCCCTTCTTGGCAAGTCCGGGGGGCACGCCCTTCCACTTATCCCGATCGTGATCGTAGCGAGACTGCCCGTATCCGAACCGACGCGGATCGACCTTGTATTTCCGGGCAATGCGCTCCCAGCTGTAGCCGTCGTCGCGCAGGGAGCGAATACGGGATTCGCTTACTCCCGCGATGTGCGCCATCGTGCGGATTCTCGCCCGTTCGAGGCGTGACTCGGCATTGCGCCAATCACGATCATACCGGCTGTAATCCCTGCCCCCCTGCATAGCGTCGTTAAGGGCATCATGGGCCCTGTCGGCGGCACGGGTCATATCCGCCAATTGTTCGAGCGCATCGGAAAAATTGCTCAGATTTCCCGAAAAAGCCGGAAGCGGCGCAAGGCTCAATACTCCGGCAAACGCCATAACGAGCAGGCAATGCTTTTGGTTCATATGGCGGTTCTCCTGTTCTTGTACAGTATTCCTGACCGTGTGGAAACGCCTCTACGGTGTTTCGCCAGAAAGAGCAACGCCCTTACGGACCACGCCCGGATGACTCGTTTTTTCCCTCTCCAAAACAAGTTGGTTTCATTCGGAAAACTCTAATACTGCGGCCTGAAGCAAAATATATAACGCCATGCCGAACGGCTCTCAGAGTCTTTCCGCGTCATGGACATCAAAAGCCTCGGCATCACGGAAACGGTGATTCCGTTGGCCGCAGCCGCCTCATGGCAACGTGCCGCCGCAGGCTCAATGGAAACTGAAGTTGCCACCGATAGCTATTGAGGCTTTTGACGCGGCGAACGCCTAAAGGGCTCTCATCTTCTTTCCTTATGCTCTTTCGGTGAACCATGATCCTTCTTCCATGATCACTGGCAGTATAGGTTCTTTCATACCTTGAAAACCTCGGTACCGCATCGTTCCGTTTTTCAGGTTGCCCCAACTCCACCCCACGCAGCAAATAGGGGAAAAAGAACTTTACAGAAAAGGAAAGGGCGGCGGGAAACAACGTGAACCATCCCTTTCTCGATTCCATGTCCGGCCCATTGCATTTTTTCATCTTCCCTCCGCCTTCAGTACGTGTCCACCTGCCTCTCCCGCATCTATAATTTGGACATACGCATTCTACATATCCATAATGTACACGTAAAAAGACACGTTACGCGGTCCAGACAGCGCCGTGTGGACTGTGTGGAACACTTCAAGACGCTGTTCAAGCCGGAAGTCCTGCCGAAGCTGATGTGGAAAAACACTGCAAAAGTACTCAGGCTTAAAATCTCCGAAGGGGATTAAGGCGTAAGAGACGAATACATCGCTCCCACTCGCCGTGAACAATGGCTCCCGCATTGAGGTATGTCCCTGTATCCTTATTACGAGGGGCATACCTTTTTCCATTTTGCAGATTTCAAACGACTAACCGGCAGAGCTTATAGAAAAATATCAAAAAGCAGCTCTCCCCGATACCCCTTGGGTGTATACATGCGCTGGATACGAAAAAAGGCAGCTACGGTTTCCGTAACTGCCTTATTTCATTCTGGTACCGGGAGCGAGACTTGAACTCGCAAGATGTTGCCATCGGCGGATTTTGAGGACGGATTAAAAGCATACAATAACAGTATGTTATGTAACCATGTAGGGCAATCGCCCGCCCTACGCCCTCTTTCTCTCAATCAACCATCCCGCAAAATCCCCAACCCGGAACACCTCCACGGCGTGGGACCTCAACTCACCACCGCTTTACTCTACAGTGTTATCAGAAACAGTGCCCGTATCGGAATTAGCACTAAAAGCCACATCATTATATAATTCTCTATCATTACTAGAAAAAATAATATCTCCAACTGTAATATCCTGTTTTCCATGTAAAAATATACTTCCCCAAATATGATATTTTTCTACAAGAAGCTTCATTTCTTCAAAAGAAACTGTATGATAATACAATAAAGTAAACTCTTTTAGTGACAAGTTAGACATTAGTATCCCAATATAAATAGAACGTATTTCTCCATTATTATAACGTAGCTCATATTCATCAATAAATTTTAATATTCTATATATAAAAATAAAATATTGAATTAATACTTTATATTCACTTGTTTTTATAATATATGTTATATCAAACATACTATCATAATCATCCTTTAATTGATCATATAAAAAATAAATACAGCGTGTCCCAATATATTTTTCATTATTATATTCCAAAAATATTCTATCTCTATATTCTCTAAAACTAGATAGTAAATTAAAAAAAGAGGAATCAAATCTTTGAAGTTCAGCTGTTTTATTTTGAATTTCTAATTCTTCTTTTTGACCTTCAAGCTCTTTTCTTTGACCTTTTAACTCTATTCGCTGCTCTTTTAATTCTATACTTTGAAATATTATTGTCATCATCATACCTGCAAAAGCAAACCCTGAAAAAAGAGTATTCAAAGTTCCAAAAGAATCGCCTTCTTTAGACAAATATTCCCATAAGGTAGGATCAAATTTTATATAAAATATTTTCCATGCCAACCATATAATAAAAACAAAAGTTTGAAGACATACAAAAGATACCATAAAAATATGTTTTTTAAAAAACTTTATCATTTTAGCACCTCTCTATTTCTGTATATATTTAAGGATTAATCAATTAATCTTTATGATTAATCTTTTTTCTCTTATTGCTTTTTAGCATCTATCAATCCCCCTATACCCCGCTATCACCCCGAAAAGCAACGCCCTTGACTTTCCTCCCATTTTCTGGCGATCTGAGCTTCCCTAACGATAGAGGCGTATCCGTCGCCTTTGCCATGCCCCACATGGTGAAAAGAGCGGACTTTCTTGTATCTTGCCACCAGTGCATCCTTTTTTCGGGATGTGGTTACATATTGGCAAGGTGACGTCCGGGTGTCCGTGAGGCCCCGGCGGCTCTATCGGCCGGGGAGCGTCACCTTGCCTTTTTTGTTTCCCAAATCCCAACCGATAGAGGTGTACTATGGCAAAGGCTACTCTTTCTCCCGTCCAGTTCCACGGCTCAACCATTTTTGTCGTCACCCACAAGGGCGAACCCTACGCCCCCATAAAGCCCATCGTTGAAGACATGGGGCTGACATGGGAAGCACAAGCCAGAAAGTTACGCGACAACAGGGACAGGTGGGGTATGATCAACATGATCATACCCTCGGCATCGGGGAACCAAGACACCCTCTGTATGCCCGTCCGCAAGCTCCCCGCCTTCTTCGCCAGCATCAACCCCAACAAGGTACGCCCCGAACTCCGCGACCGTATCCGCCTCTACCAAGACGAATGCGACGACGCCCTCTGGAACTACTGGACAAAGGGGGAAGCCACCCGGAAGCCGAAGACCGCCCTGCCCGCCGTACCCCAACCGACACGGCAGGAGCAGACAGCCGCCGCGCTGGAACGCTTCCGTACCTTCCAACGGGAGTTCTTCAAGGTCGGTTCAGAACTGGAACATTGCCTGCGCGATGCCTACTGGATGCCCGGCAACGCCATGCCGGACAACCTGAAGCCGTTCGCAAACGGCATGAACTACGGCATCCAGTCCCTTTTTTGCGCCACCTGCCACACGATGGAAGCAATGGAACGGTACGCTTCCGCCCACATCGCCGGGGAAGAACTCATGAGGCGGGGTGCGCAATGAGCGGCCTTACCACCCTCGACGCCGCCAAGGGAATGCAGCGCAGGCACACCAAGCTCCTGCGGGACATAGACCGGCTCCGCTCCATCCTCCCGCCGGACTTCGCGGCCACGGCCTTCATCCCGGATGCCCGCATCGATGCCGCCGGGAACCGGCAACGCTTCTTCCACCTCACCCGTAATGCCCTACCCTTCCTCTTCATGGGGCAGGCCACAAAACACGAAATCCTGTGGATGGCCGAAACCGTCCGCCGCACCGCATAAACGAGAAGCCCCGGCGGAATCTCTCCCGCCGGGGCTTCTGACGTCACGCCTCAATCAACCATCCAGCAAAATCTCCAAACCGGAACACCTCCACAGCGTCGGGCCCCAACTCTCCATGGTAAAGGGGACGCTGTACGCCGGACAGCGAAAGCTCTTTCCGCATCACCGCCCCCGGCTCCGCGCCCTGCCTGAGCTTGCAATCCCACGTCAGCCGGGACAGCACCGTAGCCGGATAGCCGCCGGGGGATTCTTCCTTGTCCACGACGATGATCGCCCCGCCCGGCTTCACCTTCCCCCGCAGCGTCGCAAGCAACCGCCGCCGCTCCGGGACAGGCAGAAACATGAGCGTCAGAAAGGCAATCCCCACGTCGAAAGCCTTGTACGGATAGCGTGCCACGTCCGCCGTGATCGCCCTCCCCGGCCCCCGGTACGCCGCCACCATGTCCCGGCACTCGTCCAGCGCGACAAGCCGCGCCTCCCGCTCATGCAGCGTCGACGCCAGCACGCGCCCGACGTTCCCCGTGCTGGCCCCAAGGTCATAAACCAGACCTCGCCGGGGAATGTAGTGCCGCGCAATCAACGCGACGGATTCCGTCGCCATCCCATACCACGGCAACTGTTCCCGCACATGGGCATCAAATTCCGGGGCAAATCCCTGAAACGTCCAATCCTGCCGTTTATCCTGTTCAGCTCCTGCCGTCACTGAGTTAAGTCCTGTCTTGCGCCCCGACGCTCTGCCTGTTACCCTTCGTGCGCCCTGTAGAATGGGCACGAACACTGGCGGAAACTCTGCACGATATGTCCTTATCGTGTGGGGCCGTGGTCCGGTGGTCGTACACCGGGCCGGTGGGGGAGGGTCCAATCTCCCCCGCCTCTGCCTCAATTCAATTTTTCCAAGCTATCATTTTCGCAGTTCCGGCGGGCATTGCAGCCTTTTCCGTTCGCCCTCGTAGGCGCGCAGGCAGTGCCCCGGCTTCCAGAACGGCAGCCCGTCGATGATCCGTCGAGGCCAGTCCCGCACGCCGTCCCGACTCCATCGCCAACACCGGGAAGAAAGCGTTTCGTCCGGCCAGCCGCCGAGGAGCGTATTGAGGAGCTGGTCGACGGCGATCAACGTTCGCTTTCCGTACGTCATGCTTCTCCCCCGCCTGGCATGGAGATGTTGACGGTGATCCCCTGCACCTCTTCCAGCGTCGTACATGCATCAAGCCGATCTTCCAGTGCCTGACGCTGGCCGATGATGGAGCCGGAAGCCACGGCAAAGGCATCGGCCTTGGCGAGTACCCTCTCCACAAGGTCGGGCAGCGGAATGCCCCGTGCCTCGGCCAGTGCCGAAAGAAGCGGCGTTGAAGCCGTAGGGTCGGCGGCATAGGCGCGGGCCTCGGATTCCTGCTTGTCGAACGTGCTGATCTCCCGGTCTGGATAGGTCGCCGTGAGTGTGCCTATGGCCCTGTCCGCAGCCGCGTTGATTTCGGAGAGCTTGGCAGCCTTCACTTCCTCAAGCGTCGGTACGGGCGGGACGTAGGGCTGCTCCTCGGTCACGCATTCGGGGTGCGCCTCGGCGTAGGCAAATGCCTCGTCCCATTCTTCCGCGAATTCGGCAGAGTAGGGATAGACATGGTAGGGCATACCATTTTTCGTGATGACATATGAGTCATCAAAAGTGCGGTGGATAATATTTTTGTAGCGTTCCACAATATCCTCCCAAGTATTTAGGATACTCGAATGGCAAAAAGTATGTGTTGATCACTGCCAAGAGTAGTTCCCCCGGCGTACACTTGAGCATAAACAATGCCTTCTCTGCTATAGATGACAGCCCAACTCCCTCCTTCGGGTACTACTCTGCCGCCACCACTACAAACTACATTGGGTGTAATAGTTGTAGCCCACGAGGTGCCACCGTTCGCCGGAGCACTACCTGCACTGTTAGCATAGTTTGCGGAGTTAGCGGAGTTTGCGGAGTTAGCGGAGTTAGCGTAGTTTGCGGAGTTAGCGTAGTTCACACTTAATGCACTAGTTGAGTATATTTTGAATATTCCATTGAGTGCATACCCCATAATATATGTGGGGTTCTCGACTAGTATTTCATCATAGAGTACATAGTTTCCTCCAGAATTTTGAGCTTTCCATGCTTTGGCGCTTCCAACACCCTCTATATGCATGGGTCGAAAAGCATCAAACGGTTCTTGTCCAAGCCTTCCCAACAAAAATTCTGGGCTCGCACCCCTCCCGACCCATTGAAGCGGTATTCCACGAAGACCATTAGCATAATCGGCAGTGCCAGATGTATTGGACTTTTGTTTCGCATCAGCAGCCAAATCATAGGCCGTCTTCACGGCCTTCGCGGACGCCGCCATCTTCGAGTCCGCCAAGTTCACGCTGTCCGAAATCTTCGTGAGCGCGGGCTTGTACTCCCCGCCTCCGGTCAAAAAGCTTTCATGCTGCCCGGCGGCTGCGGGCGGAACAAGGCCGCTTGTCCCGGCCTTCGATGCCGTCGCGCCCTCGTATTCGGGGACGGAGATGATACCTTGGGTTGTGCGAATGCCGTCACCAACTTTGTTTCCTGAAAGCAACTGTTGCCAAGCGCTCCATGTCGTTCCTGTCGAATTTTGAACAGTCCTCCACGTAACCGTGCTACCGGATATCATGATCTGAAAGATGCGCCCATTCTGTCCCAAAGTACCAGCTACAATAAGAGAACCGATGGAAGCTCCGGAGATATTGAGAGGCAAAGAAGGACCGTTAGTGGGATTCCCCGTTATTCTATAGTTTCCCGGAGTTGTAAGCGTATTAAAGTCCAGATTTGGCATCTCTTTAGCATCCCCAACCTGCCCCCGCGCACTCGCAAGATCCCCGAGATCCCCACCAATCGCCACATCTTTCACGGTGATCACGCCGCCCGCGTCGGCCCGCGTGGTCTTCCCGTCGACCTTCGCCAGCCCCGCGTGGCTTTCCGACGCATACCCGACATTAGCGAGATCCTGCGCCTCGTCGCGGGCCGCTTCCGCCGCTATGCGGTCGGCTTCGGCGGATTCGGCGGAAAGGGCCGCCGCGTTCTTCGAGGCAAGGGCGTTCGTCTCGCTGACTTTCGCGTTGTCTTCCGAAACCTTTGCGGCCCCCGCCGAGCCCGAGGCTTCACCCGCCTTCCTTTTCGCCACCTCTTCCGAGTCGTGGGCGTTCCGTTCGCTCAGAGCCGCCGCGTCGACGCTGGCGTTCACATCCACAGCAAATTCGTTCAGCGCGGGGATCAGCGTCTTGTTCAGATCATCGTTGACCATCTTCTTCTGCGCTTTCAGGCTGTTGAACGTCAGCACGTCAAACCGTTCCTGATCGCCCACAAGTCTGTCCGGCGGTTCCGGGAGATCCGAAATCTTGGGAAGCTGCTTTACTGCCATTATTTCAACCCCTGTATGTCAATGGTCATGCTGATTTCGTTCGGCCCGATGACGGTCGCGTTCCAGTCCTCAAGCCAGCCCCAGACAGTCAGCGACTGGTAGGAGCCGATGCCCTCGTTGTCGTCCCCGAGCCAGAGCGCGGGAAGGCCGTGCATCCGGGCGAGGATTTCCCGCACGCTGTCCAGCCGGGACGGGTGCAAATACAGCGGCAGGCTCGTGCGCTTGGCGTTGGCCCGCTTGACCAGCCGCGTGTTGCCGAACTCGTCGGTGTCCTTTCTGGAATAGTCCCGGATGCCGAGCCGGGTATTGTACTGCGTCGTGCCAATGGGCCACGCCTGCCCCGCGATGACCTGCCCGAGCGCCGGGCCTCCCTCCTGCGTGAGCGTGACCTCAAGCGTCGCCACGGGAGAGACGGGAATGTTGGTCACGGCCTGATCCACGATGCGCTCAAGGGGCAGGAAGTAGTATTTCCAGTAGCCGTCCACGTCTTTCAGCGTATTCACCGTGCGGTCGTACATGACGAGGCCGTCGCCGTCCTTCACCACGGCCCGGATGCTGGTAGCCTTGAAGTTCAGGAGTGCGAACGCCGTACAGCGGTTGAACGTCACCGTAAACGTCAGCGTCTCGGCGTCCATCGGGGCGACGGTCTGCGTTGAGACATACTGATCGAGCATTGCGTAACGGTTCGTCGGCCCCATGAGCCGCCACGCCGCATCCGTCCCTTCGCAATTCTGGTCAGGCCGCTTGCCCGTGCTGGCGGTCACGGCCTTGTAGACCCTATGCTCATGGATGACGGAATCCCCGATCTCATAGGCTGTGCCCGCGTTCCACGCCGGGGCGTCGTTTTCCGGCACGGTGCTGGACAGCAACCGGATGGCCTGCGGCTCTATGAGCTTCATGCCCGCACCCCCGGCATCCCCTCGGCGTCCCACGCTTCAACCATGTCGGACGTGCGGCGGGAAAATCTGGCGATCTCGGACATGGAAATGAGCATGTCCCGGCGAAGCTGGTAGACTTCCCGCCGCAACGCCTTGACCTCCGCATCGCTTCCCGAATCGGTGTCAGCCGCCCGGGGCGTCGCGCTGCGGAACAGCGCCGCCGTATCCGCCGCCGTGTAGACGCGCCCCGGCTGCGAGAAGTTCACCAGTTCCGGCCCCTCCTCGCCCACCACCGCCCACCCCGGCATGGCAAGCCCGCCCCGGGCGAACGCCTTCACCCCGGCCTTGTCGCCGGCCGCATCCAGAAGCGGCCTCAATTCCGCAATCTGTTTTTCGATCTCCTCAAGCGTGGCGCTCTGGCCCTGCAACTCCGCAAGCGCCGCGTTCTGGACATCAAGCTGGCCTTGCAGCGCTTCAAGTTGCTTGTCGGCTGCGGACACCTGTGCGCCCGCCGCGTCCTGCGCGGACTTCAACTGTGCGTTCACCGCCCAGAAAGCGTCGAGGTATTCTTCTTCCGTCCCCGCCGTCTGCTTCACGATGTCGAGCAGGGATGTGCCCACGCCCGCAAGCTGGCCCGCCGCGTCGGAGTCGCCGCCAAGCGCAAGCCCGGACAGCCGCCGGAACTCGGCCTGCACCGTTCCGAGGCGGTTTTCAGCATCAAGGTTGGCGCTCCCGGCAAACAGGTTGTACCGGGATTGACCAAGGCTCTTGTCCAGCCCTTCCCATGTGCTCTTGAGCGTCTTCGCGGCGGAAAGCTGCTCGTTGATGGCGTTGATCTGCTCCTGTATCGCCTGTTGCTGAAGCTGGACCCGCTGCTGTTCCAGCGCGTCCATCTGCGCCTTGAGCGAATCGTATTCTGACTTCGCAGCGTCCTGCGCGGCCTTCGCCGTCTCCGCCGCGTGGAGCTTCAACAGTTCCGCCACCTGCGCGGAGCCTTCCCCGAACTGTTGGATCGTCTCGCGCAGCTCGTTGGCCTGTGAGATAGCCCGGCCCACCTCGTCACTGTTGCCGTTCACAGCCGCCCACCGCTGCGCGACGGACTGGTCGAACGAGCGCAGCATTTCCTCAGTGGCCTGTTTCACCACCTCGGCGCGCATGGCCTCCACCTGCGCAAGCTGCCCTTCCGTGGCCCCGATGATTTCAAGCGCCTTCTTGCGCTGGTCCACGGCCTCATTCGCCGCCTTCACCGCCTGCGCGTAGGCCGAAAGAGGGTGCAGCGATTCGTCCAGTGACTCGATCACGTTGTCGATGTAGGCGTGCCTGTAGTCCTCCATGAGCTTCCCGGCGTAATCGGCATTCACACCAAGCGACCGCATGGACTCCGTCCATTCGTCCAGTTGCGCCCGTGCCGCCTTCGCCTGCTGCTCCATCTCCGATAACGGTTCTTTAATGTTCGCCGTGGCTTCCGTTACCGTATTGATGGCGTTGATGGCCTGAATCGCCTTATCCAGCCCTTCCGTGGACGACAGATCCACGGCCAGCATCGAGGACAAATCCGTTCCGGCCATTGCCCGCTGGAGCGCGTTCAGCATAACGCGCTGGATATCTTCCCCGGCGGTATTGATGACCTCCTGAAGCTGTTCCTCGTCATGGAACTGGAAATTCCACGTGCTCGGCCCGTAGTCGGTGACGCCCTTACGTCCCGCCGTGGAGCCGCGACCGAAGCTGACCGTCTCGGCGTTGAGCCGGGCAAGGACCTGCGCCTGATACTCTTCCGGCAACGCTTGCGCGAACCCCATAATTGAGCTGGCCGTGGTGTTGGCCACCTCGCCAAGCCCCTTGAAAATCCCGGCCGCGTCGGAAACGCTGGCCCGGTCAGTCCATGCCCCTTGCGTCATGAGGGCTTCCCAGTCCGAGCCAAACAGACTGGCGTCGACAACATTGGTGTAGACGGAAGGATGTGTTTTCTTCCCGCCGCCGAACAAAGACGATGCCAGCCCGCCAAGAGCCGCGCCGATGACCGTGCCAACCACAGGCACTGCGCTGCCGAGCGTCGCGCCAAGGGCCGTACCGGACAACGCGGCGCTGGCGCCCCATGCGCCAAGCCCCGCTCCAAGGCCGCTGGTAATGCCGCTGTACTTGTTCTGGGGAAGCCCCAACGCCCCGCCGAGCAGAGAATACCCGAACGAACCGAGGCCCCCGTACATGAGCGCGGAACCGAGGGAAAGGCCACTGGCGAGATTGCCGCCGCCCATAGTTGGGCCATACAAGCCGGAAATGCCGGGGGCCGTACCGGGAAGCTCGTAACTCAAGAAACTGGAAACCCCCGATGTCCACGAATCGGGCAACAGGCTGGAGAACGGAAAATTACCGAGCCCTATTCCACCGGAGCCACCATTGCCGCCCGCCGCATACGCCACCCCGCCCGTGCCGAGCATACCGGACACCACACCAGCAATCTGAACCGTGATGGGCCGGGTGATCGCCATATGCATCAAATCCGCAAGGAACGACGCGAACAGCGACTTAAAGGAAGACAGCGACACCTTCCCATCTTCCAACATCTGTTGCCAGACGTTGTGGAAGCCGGAGTCCATGCCTTCAAAAAGTGAAGAGAAAGCCTCTTCCGTACCCTTCGCCGCGTCAGTCGCATCGGCCCGGTACTGGAGGAACGCCCGTTGCGCGCCGTCCGCCCAATCGTGGGAATTTATCAAATCCTTGTACTGCCGCCACGTCTGGATGAGGTTTTCCGGGATGTCCGCGTCTCGGAAGATTTCCATCTGCTCATCAAGCAGACGATTCTGCACCTCAAGGGACAAGCCAAACGCCCCGGACATTTCCTCAAGCTCCTTATAGAAGGAAAGCTTCTCCTGAAGGTGTTCGTTCTGCTCCTTACTGGCCCGCTCGGCCTTGCGGAGAGCTTTTTCATGCTCCGTCTCGGCCTTGGTCATGAGCTGCGTATACTTCGCCGGGTCCGTTTTCTTCAGATACTCGACGTTCCTCAGAAACGCCTCATACTCCTTATCAACCTTGGCGACGGCTGCGGCTGCGGGATCGGCGTAGGACAAAATATCCTGCATCCACTTGAAGTCGGCTTCCTGCTCCATCGCCTTACGCAGCTTTTCCATCTCGGCGGCGGGGAGTTTGGCGTCCTTGGCAATTTTCGCCAGTTTTTCCTCAATCTTGACCTGTTCAAGCTCCCGGCTCGACTGCGTGAGCTTGGCAATCTCTTCGTCGTAAGCGGCAAGAGCCTTGGCAGCACGATTGGCGGCGGCTTCGGCGGACTTGCTGCCGGCCTTGTCGATCTTCTGCTGGTCTTCCCTGAGCTTTTTGATGGCTACGGCAGATTTCTGGCTGTAATCATCGAACTCCTTTTGTGTGCGGATTCCATTCTTTACCGCCTGTTCAAAGACATCACGCTCCTTGAGGATCGCATCGATCTCTTCCTGAAAATTCTTCTTTTTGCCTTCGGAAGACTTATCGTAAACCTTATTCACACGCTCAATAGCTTGAGTCGTCGCCTGTGTTTCCTTTGTTATAGCCTGATTACGCCCGGCAATCAGAGCATCAAAATTCGCTTTCCACTGTTTCTGTGTTGCAAGCGCGGGATCATTTTGTAGACGCCATGCCTGCCAAACTTCACGGAGCCCCTGAAGGAACTTTTCCTTGCCTTCAAGCTGAAGCTGAACAGTGACGCCGCGCGAGGCGACTTTCTGCAACTCTTCGAGGTAGCCGCGAAAACGGACGGTCATCTCGCCTTCCGTCTCCAAACGCTTTCCGATTGCCGCAAGCTGTTCGCTGAAATTCTGAAAATGATGTGTCTGCTGCGTCTCCGCAATCAGCTTTTGAATCTCATCAAACGCCTCCCGAGTCGCCGGTGTCAATTCGTCAAGCGTGCCGAAAATGCCAGTGAAGAAACGTTCATCGGGCAATCTGCTCAACCAGTAATCAAGCGTGATAGCCTGTGACCGTATGGAGGCTTCAAGCTGCTCGGAAGCCTTTGCCGCGGCGTCCATCGGGTTGGGCATCTTCTGAACGGCGGCGATCAATCCTGCAATCTCGGATTCGATCTGTGCTGCAGCCCTCGTCGGGCCGGATACGTCAACATCAACGTTCTTGAACAGATTAGCGACGGCATTGGGGAGTTCACTCTCCTTGATCACGCCTGTAGCGGTGTCCAATGCCTTGGAGAGTCCCCGAGTAATCGATGCGAACGCATCCGAGTCGCCGACGGACACAAGGAAATCATCCCATGAAGTCTTCAACCGCCCGAGTTCGGCCTGCATGGAGTGCGAAGCGTTTTCCGCCGCCTCTTCATACTTGTTCTGTAACGCATCAAGGAAGGTGAAGAACTGGTCGAGAGTCGTTTTTCCGTCTTGGAACATCTTGTCCAGTTCCTTACCAGTGACGCCGATGGACGTTGCGAACAACCCCATTGCGCCGGGCAGGACTTCCCCGATCTGCTGGCGCATTTCTTCCGCCATTGGGCGACCCTTGGATATGACCTGAGACACCGCCAGATTCAAACGGTTCATCTGGTCGGTCGTCAGCTTGAGGGCCGTTCCGGCTGTGGCCACGGCCTGAAACGCCTTCTGAGCCTTCTCCATGCCGAGCCCGGTAGACTCGGCGGAAGCAAAAATGGTCTTTGCGGACTGTGCGGTATCAAGGAAGGAAAGGCCCAGTCTATCCGAAAGTTCCCGGATGAACGAAAGCTGTTCCTGAGCGGCCTTGGCGCTGCCCGTGATGGACTCAAATGCGGCGGTGGTCGAATCGAGCTTCAATGTGGCATCAAATGAGGCCTTCGCCGCCACCCCAAACGCCGCGCCAACGGCAAGAACAGGGACAGCCGCCGCCCTTGCGCCGGACATGAGCGTTGAGAGTGCCCCTCCCGTATCACCCAAGTCCGCCCGCAGCTTGGCAAGCTGGAGCGTGGACAGCCCGGCGTTTTTTTGGAGGTACTCAAAGGCACGGTTCGCGGTTGCGGCGGCCTGAGACTTGAGCATGGAATTGGTCAGGCCTTCAAGCTGCTTCGAGCTGACCCCGGCGGCCTTGGCAATCTCATCCAGCCCGGAAACCTGCGCCTTGAACGCACCGGCAGACAAGGCGGCCTGCGCCGTCTTCAATTCCCGCGTCAGCTTGTTAATGCCCCCGGTGAGGTCAACAGCCGAAACCGCGTTGTTGATGCTCTTGGCGATGGCATCGCCCTGAACCTTGGCCAGCTTTTTTGCGGCGTTCAAGTCGGTTTCAAACGCGGAGTAATCACCACGGATCGCTATATAAATGCCGGGTGTCTTTCTTGCCATGCTTCACTTCCTGTTTGATACGGCACGGCGATTTTTGCGGATGGAGGTTGACTTTCTGTATCCTTATGGATACATTCTACACATGAACATCATCAAACGCTCCGAAGACTTTGACGAATGGCTTAAAAAGCTGCGCGATACCAAGGGGAAAATCAAAATCCTCTCACGTATTGACAATGCCAGACGCGACAACTTCGGTGATGCCAAGGCGTTGGGCGGTGGACTGTCGGAAATGAGAATCCATTACGGCCCCGGTTATCGGCTTTACTACACGCGGGAAGGTGAAATCGTATATTTCCTGCTTGTAGGCGGTGATAAGTCCACCCAACAACAAGACATCGCCAAAGCCAGAAAGATGATGGAGGAATAAACATGGACGAAAGCAAATTCCAGCTTTTTGACGCCGCCGAATACCTCGACAGCGAAGAGGCTATTGCCGAATACATTTCCGAGGCCATGCAGGACCCCAACCCCGATGTCCTTTTGGAAGCTCTCGCCACGGTCGCCCGCGCCAGAGGCATGGCGAAGTTGGCGGAAAGCACGGGACTAGGCCGCGAGAGCCTATACAAGACGCTTCGCCCCGGTGCGAAGCCGCGTTATGAAACCATCGCCAAAATCTTGGCGGGCCTTAATGTAAAATTGCGGGCTGTTTCAGCATAATGCTGATAAGAAGGCGGTTCTTCGGAGCCGCCTTCTTTCGTATCGCGCCTTGACTTTCCCGCTACCCTATGGTGTGGGGAGGGTAGGAGGATTAGATTATGCGAAAACTTATTGTGGCGTTGGCTGTGGTGGTGATGTGTGGAGGGATGACGGGGTGTGGATACAAAACGACTGTGAATACCGTCTCCGGTATAAATGTTTATTCGTCTTATGAAGAAAAAATTCCCGGAAGGTTTGCTCTAGTTGTGGATTCTCAACCAGAACTTTTAACAAAGAAAGTAAAAGCTTCTTCATTTACATGTTCTGCTCATAATTTCCCTGTAGCTCTCTCAAATACATTTGAATCCTCAATATATGAAGCAACAAAATCTATTTTTGAAGAGGTCGCAACCCGTGTAACCATTCCGAGTAAAGAGGAAATGAGCAAAGATGAACTGTCTGGGTATATACTTGTAAAGGCTACTCATTTTGAACCGAAAGTTACATTTATCCCTGGCTTTTTCAGCGGAAACGTATCAACCTCTGCTGATATTGGCTTTGAGTTTAGCGTAAGAGATAGGGAAAACAAGCTTATTTTGAGTAGTGCAGTAAGTGCTTCGCGCTCATCCGATGGTGAAGCAGGAGGAGCTTGTGAAGGTGGGGCTACTTCTCTTTCTGAAGCAATCAGCAAGGCGTTCCGCGAGGCTCTTGAACGCTATGCAGAGCGCGTGTCAAACTCAACCAAGCTCAGAGAGGCTTTTGACCCCCCCCCTGTTGAAGCAAGCTGATGTCCCGCAAGCTGCGCGTATAATCAAAAAATAACCCATCTTGACACTCAATCTCTTTCATGCTTTGTTGTCCGCAATGGTGCTTGAAAACACCTAGAGGCGGACAACGCCACCCGACAGTTCGGCGCTTTTTTGTGCCCTTTTCCCAAAGTCAAGATTTCTCTTGGCTGTGTTTTGGGCTATAATTGCATCTTGATGCCGGGTGTCCCCGATATGTCCAAGGCTTCGGCCCAAAGGCGGGGAGCAGCTCCTCTAGCTGTTTTCAACACCCGGCATTTTCTATTGGAGAAAATGCCTGTGAGAACCTTGAAAAGTTCTAGAGGAGTTCACCATGTCACAGGCTCTTTGCTTCCAATCAGTAGAGTTTGACGTAATCCAGCAAAATCAGCAGCCTTGGGTAAGGGGTTACCAGATCGGTAGTGCCTTGGGATACACCGCCCCAGACGTTCAGATTTCCAAGCTTTACACCCGCCACGCCGACGAATTCACCCCCGCAATGACCGCCGTGGTCACTCTCCCGACGGAGGGCGGCCCGCAGGAAACCCGCATCTTCAGCTTGCGCGGCTGCCACCTCCTCGCCATGTTCGCCCGCACGCCCGTCGCCAAGGCGTTCCGCAAGTGGTGCCTCGACGTCATCGAGCGGTACGGCGACAGGGTGCCCGTTGAACGCCCCATTTCCCTCACCCCTTCCACGCCTGACGACCGAAAGCCCCTGCGCGATATGGTCAACGTCTGGGCAAGGCTCTCCGGCGTGCACCCTTCCAACCTGTGGCCGCAGGTGCGCGCCCGCTTCCAGCTTGGCCGCATCGACGACCTGCCCACCAATTGGCTCCCAGATGCCCTCGCATGGGTGCAAGGCAAAATTGACGAATTGAACCAAAAGCCGAAGGCCGCCCTGCCCGCCGTACCCCAACCGACACGGCAGGAACAAACAGCCGCCGCGCTGGAACGCTTCCGGACCTTCCAACGGGAGTTCTTCAAGGTCGGCTCAGAACTGGAACATTGCCTGCGCGATGCCTACTGGATGCCCGGCAACGCCATGCCGGACAATCTGAAGCCGTTCGCAAACGGTATGAACTACGGCATCCAGTCCCTTTTTTCCGCTACCTGCCACACGATGGAAGCAATGGAACGGTACGCTTCCGCACACATCGCCGGGGAAGAACTCATGCGGAGGGGCGCACAATGAGCGGCCTCACCACCCTCGACGCCGCCAAGGGAATGCAGCGCAAGCACGCCAAGCTCATGCGGGACATAGACCGGGTTCGGTCAATCCTCCCGCCGGACTTCGCGGCCTCGGCCTTCATCCCGGATGCCCGCATCGATGCCGCCGGGAACAGGCAACGCTTCTTCCACCTCACCCGTAACGCCCTGCCCTTCCTCTTCATGGGGCAGGCCACAAAACACGAAATCCTGTGGATGGCCGAAACCGTCCGCAAGCTCCACTAAACAAACCGGGCCGGGACCTCACATCCCGGCCCTTTCCATCCGCAAAAATCGCTATGCCGTTGTCAATGAACCGCTCACCGCGTGGATGCGGAAGCCTGTTGCGTTTTTTCAGCCTGTTTCGCGGCGTTGCGGCGGATGACCGTTTCCACGGCCTGTACCTTCCGCCACATGCCGGGCGTCAGATCGATACCGAAGGCTTCCGCCACCAGCGCCAGCGCGTTGTAATCGAACCCCACCGGGCCGCCCATGCCGGACATGCGGAGTTGGGTAGCACCCGCCTGGAGCAGTTCCCATGCCTCGGCGTTCTCCGGCATGAGATCCGGGCAACGCCCCTCGCACTCTTCGCAATCCAGATCGTCGCGGTTCCGGGAGGCCTTCCGGCAGGTGGCGCAGTATTCCGCACCCTCACCGGAAAGCCACTCCCAGACCGCCGCTAGTTTTTTTCTTCTTCAGCCACGCCAAAGGTTTCGTTCACGATGGCCTTGTGCAGGGCGAGGATGTCGGGGAAGGGCAATTCGTCAGTGGTGGCCGCGTCGAATCCGGCGGTGGCGAACACCGCGTCCATGCCCTCGGAAATCGAATACCCGCCGCCCATGAGGTCGAAGCCCTGCGCCTTGAGCGCCTTGATGTCCTTGCCTTTGAGCGGGTTCACGATGAAGTCCTGACCGGAAAGAGTAATGGTACGCATGGTGTTTTCCTTTTGAGTTTGCTGGTTAATAGGATTCCACGTCATTGACGAGGGTAACGACGACAGAGGCGTTGTCCGCGTTGTCGTTGAAGTACGCCGAAAAACTCTGATCCATCTTGATCCCCGTGGGGCCGTCCACGGTCGGGCCGTTATAACTGAGCTGCACTTCCGGGACGCTGAACGTCAGCTTGTTGCCCTCATCGATGGCGAACGACAGATCAAGGCTGAGTTCCTCGCTGTTTTTGGCCTTCATGAGCAGGGTCTTGTCCGTGATGAACACGGTGAGGCTGCCGGTAACCGCCATGACGCCCTGAGGCAGATCATAGACCCGCCCCTTATCGCCGAGCTTGCGGATGCTCGAATCCAGCCCGAAATCAATATTGAGGCTGCAATCAGTAACCACGCCGATCTCCGCGCCGCCGCTCAACAGGGAACCCTGAAAATTGTTGAACCGCTTCATGGCCACGGACGGGGCGCTGGCGTTGTAGTCGGCATCCACATAATCGGCATCGCGCCCGAGCATGTTGACCGTGGCGGTCAATTCCCCGTCGCCGCCCGCCTGCATAGCCAGAGACGACACCTTGCAGCCTACAAACTGGCCGTAGATGTCCCCATAGGTGGCCTGCATGACGAGGGACGGCATGTCCTTGTTGGACTTCCAGACATGGGTAAACGGCGCGGCGGCGGGCTCTCCCGTCCCGGTCGTGGCCGGAGCGCCGAACATGGCCCTGAGCCAGTGGCCGAAAGCCCGTGCGTCAACCGGGACGACAACGCCGCCGGACACTTCAAGGTTCCCGTCAAAGGGTTCCGCCGGGTCATAGCGGCCCGTCAGCGTCCCCGGAGTGTTCTTGGCGCGGGACGGCTTCAGGGAAAACGAGTTGATGGGGAGGAGGACACCCCCCGGCGTAGTCGGAGCCACGCCGTAGGACGTTTCCACGTCCATCAGGACTTTGGTTCTGGCGCCGACCGCAATCTGTTTGTTGGGCATATTTCAATCTCCTATTCGGTTTCGAGGAACCAGACCTTGAACTCCATGCTCACGCGGAAGTAGTTGGTCCCGTCCTCGTACAAATCCTGATCCTCGATCAGGTGCGCGCTGAACCGCGGGCCGCTTGGCGGCATGGCGGAACGCACGGCCTTGGCAATGGCTTTTGCCTCGTCATAGTCCCGTGCCCACACGTCGATCTGAAGGTCGATTTCCTCCAGACCGGACGCCCCGGACAGCGTGTTGGCGGGCCTCCCGCCGAGCCGCTGGAACGTGACGCAGGGAAGATAATTCCCGGACGGAATGAACAAGGGGAAAACCTTGCTGCCAACCAATGCGGACAATCCCGCATCCTCCTGCAACATCCGCAGCAGGACAGTTTCAAAATCAACGGCGCTTGCCATAGTGGGCATCCCCCATCATGTCCTGAAGCATCGCATCAACCTTCCGGCGGACGGCGTTGCGGGCCTTGCGGAGGAAATGCTTTCCGGGAACGTGCTTCAGTACGGTTTTTCCGTCCTTGGCAACCTGCACATGCCCGAACTCCACAAGGTGGCTGTGCGGGGCCTTCACATAGACCACATAGCCGCCGTCCTTGTACTTGGAGCGGTAGATCCAGATGGATTGCCGCAGCCTTCCCGTCTTGTCCCTGAACGCCGTGGAGCTTTTGGCCTTCTCAAAGACCTGCGCGGCAATGCCTCCCAAATCGGAATCAATCTCCGCCCGGACGCCCGCCCGGATGTCTTCGATGGGGATGTCCACCACGACGTCATTGCTCACAGCTTACCTCCCGGCACATCAACACCAGTTCCCGGCCCCGGTTGTCCGGCAACGGGGCAACGATGTTGAACACCTTCCCGTTGTGGATGACGCGCATGTCCGCCGTCACGTCCGGCCTATACCGGATGCGGATGCGCTGCGTGACTTCGGACTGTGCCTGTTGGCTGGCGAAAAACTCCCGCCCGCTCATGGCTTCCAGCGAAGCCCAGACCGTCGCCACGTTTTCCCAGACCTTGCCATGTAGCGGGGCTCCAAATTTCCCAAAAACGAGTTCCTGCCGCTGGATGGTCACGCGGTGGCGAAGCATTCCGGCACGCATCAGAAGCCCCCCGCGACGATATAGGGATCAAGCAGGCAGTCCACAAATGACCGCCCGAACTCATTGAAGTTCGACCCCACGGCGAAGCTCTCCCGCTGTTCGTACAGCGTCCCGATCCGCACCAGCATCCACTGGCGGATCGGTTCCGGGAACCTCTCGGCGGGATAGCCCGCCCTCACCGTCAGCACGGTTTCCCCCTGCGGAAAATCCGGGCCGGGGATGAAGGCCGCCCGCAGCGGCGATTCCTGCGGCGACAGGCCGGACGGCGTGAAGCCGTACAGCCCGGCGTCCACCGCCTCACCGTCCACGGTCACGGACGCCACCGCCGTGCAGGGCACGAGGGGAAGCCGGAACGGGGCCGTCAGGGGGCCTGTTTCGACCTCCCAGACGGATTCTCCGAATACGCGGCGGGTGACGCCCTCCCCCTGCTGGCGCGCCGCCGTGATCAACACCGTCAACAGGGCATCATCCTCCACGGCTTCGGCGCGGGTGTGCAGCCTGGCCATTTCAAGCGTGACGGGTTCCGCTGCGGGCGGCGTGATCAGGCGTACAGTCATGGCTAGGCCGCCGCGCCGTGCTGGAAGAACTTCACGGCCTGCGCATCCGTCAGGACGCCGCCCGAGCGCATGAAGGCGAGGAACCCCACCTGCCCCTTCTGTGCAAACGCGGAATCCGCAAAACGGTACATGGTGATGCCCATGGCGTCGCGGATGACGTACTTGGAGAAGTCACCGAACAGCACGGACTTGGCCGTCGCCGCCATTGCCGGGACGGACTGGTTGATGACATACCGATAGCCAAGGATGCTCGCGGGTTCCTTCACATCGATGCCGGGAAGCCACAGGGGTCGGCCTTGCCCGTCCTTCAGCTTCTTGATCGCCTTCAGGGTGGTGTCGGCAAACATGAAGGAACACCGACCCCCTTCGCGGTAGGCGGGATCAAGGCTGTGCTCCAGTTCCACCAGATCGTCGTAGGTCACGGAATCGACCTGCGCCTTCGCGCCGGTGACGCCGAGCGTGGCGCCGGTCAATACGCCGGAAGGCTGAGAACTGCCCGTTCCAACAGTAAAGTGCTTGTTCGTGATGCGCCCCAAACGGGTGATCAGACGGTTGTTCACGAAGGCCTCAATGTCCGCGTTGGAGTCCTGAAGCAGTTCGATGGGCACCGCGACCGTCTTGGAACTGTACTTGTGCACCCCGAGATTCACGACGCCGAACGAGGGATCGGCAGCGGCCGCCGCCGTGTTTTCGCCGAGGATTTCCCCTTCTTCGGTGGTGCCGTCGCTGGTGGGCATGGTCATGGGCACGCCGGTGGCCGTGCTGATCACGGTGGCCACGGAACGCATCCCGCCGAACGCCTTCAACGCCTCGATGATGGTACCGGAGACTTCCGTGGGTACGGTATACCCGCCCTGCGCATCCGTCCCGGTGCTCATGGTGTTGCGGACGGCGGCCCAATCATCGGGCGTCAACGCCTGCGGGCCGTTCCGCATCCACTTGTCATAAAGGGCGTTCGTCGTGTTTTCCCGTTCGTCGCGGGGTTCCCCCGTCAGACGGTCGGCTTCCATCGCCAGCGCCTTTTCATGGCGGGCAATGGCATCATCAAGGGCGGAAATCTCGCTTTCCAGCGCGTCAAACTGGTTGGCCGCTTCCTCCGGGATACTTTCGGGATGCCTGTCCAGAAGGTTCCGGTACTCGCGGGCCTTGGCCGTGCGCTTCTCGCGCAGTTCCTGAATGCTGCTCATGCAAAAATCTCCTAGTGCCGGGTCACGGCAAACAGGCGGGCGGTACGCTCGTACCGTTCGCGGTTCTGAGGGTTGACGGAAGCCGCCGCAGCCGGAACAACCGGAGCGTTGGCGTAGACGGAAAGGTTCCAGTCGGCCTGTGCCTTCGGAGCGGCTTCGGCCACGCGGTCGGCAAAACCGCGCTCAACGGACTCTCCGGCGGAAAACCACGTTTCGGCCTTCATCCATCCGGCGATCTCCTCCGGCGTACAGCCCGTTTTCTTGGCGTAGGTGTCCACCAGCGAGGCGTCGAGCTTTTCCAGCATCTCCGCCGTGTGCAGGAGATCGTCGGCGTTGCCCGCCGTGAACGTCCATGCCTTGTGGATCATGAAGAACCCGCCGGGCGCGATCTCCACCTCGTCACAGGCCACGGCCACGAAGGAAGCCGCGCTTGCCGCGTACCCGTCCACATGGGCGACAATCCGCGCCGGATGGTTCCGTATGGCCGCTTCAATGGCCCGCGCCGCGAACACCTCCCCGCCCGGGGAATTGATCCGCAGGTGGATGGTCGGCGCGGCGGTTGCGTTCAGCTCCTTCACAAAGGCTTCCGCCGCCACGCCACCCCAGTAATCGTCGGAAACGATCACGTCATAAAGGTACAGCGTGGTTTCCCCGGACTCTTCAGCCTTAGCTTTTGGGGTGCTGGCCGTCCTGTTCCGGGCGTTGTCGCGTAGGAGTTTCAACAGTCTGTCCATTTTCATCCTTTTTCACAGGGTGTTGCAGTTCGTCGCCGCCATCGATGGGCGGCAGGCCCTCGGCGGCCCGGATCTCGTTTGTGGTCATGAAGCCCGGCTCCTGCATGGAGCCTCGGGCGATACGGTAGAACTCGCCCCGCGTCTTGGTGTCGCCACGGGTCAGCTCGGATTCGTCGAACTCGGCAAAGAAGCCGTCCCGGAACAGCTTGGCCTCAAGTTCCTGTTCAATGGCGGTCAGGTGATCGTTCAGGGTGAAGGTCGTAAACCAGCGTGCCATCTGCTCGACGCCGCTCCCCCACGATGAGGTCTTTTCCGTCTCCCCGATCATGACCGGGGGAACGCCGAAGAAACGGCAAATGTCGATGACCGAGAACTGGCGGGACTCGATAAGCTGCGCGTCTTCGGCGGACATGCTCAACGTCTTGGCCTCGCCGCCTTCAGTGAGAAGCAATGGGCGGTGGTGGTTGGCCGTGCCCGTATACCGGGCGTCGAAAAACTCCCGCAGATCGTCGGTTACTTTAGGATCGAGCTTGCCCGGATAGGTCAGGGCAATTTTCGACAGCATCCCGTTGCTGAAAAACCGGGCGCTGGACTCTTCCGCCGCCAGCCCGAGGCCGATCCCCTGCCCCGCCGCCGAAATGGTGGACAGGCCCCGCTTGCCGTCCCAACCGACATTGGGGACGTGCAGCATGTCGTCCTGATCGTAGAGCCGCGCCTGCCCGTCCTCGAACGTCACCCGGTAGAACAGCCTGTTCCGCTCCACGCCGAGCCGCTGATCAAGCCCGAGTTCCCATGCCCAATAGACAACCACGTTGCGCGGGTTCAGGGGATACAGCCCCACGGGTTCGCCGGAACGCTCCCGGATGATGTGGGCGTAGCCGTTCCCCTGAAGCACCTTGTGGGCGACAAAGGTTTTCCAGAACGTGGTGGACGTCATGAATCGGTTGGGCCGCAGGCGCAGCACGTCCGCCAGCGGGTGCCCGTGGGCAAGCTGGCGCTGTTCCGTGCCTTCCCGCAGGTAGACCTTCACCGGAGCCGAAGCCACCGCGCCGCCGAGCAGTCGGACGCAGGCGAACACCGCCGAGAAGCGCATGGCGGACTCGGGCGTCACAACCTGCCCGGAAGCCACCGGCGCGCCCATGCCGAACAGTTCGGAGAAGTCGGAAAAAGAGGCCCCGCCGGATACGCTGGCATTCTGAGGCCGCCCGGTGCGGCGTGCGGTAAGGGGATTCCTTCTCATGCCCGCCATTACAGGTTCCCCCACAGGTCAACGAAACCTTGTGTGATGACGGTGCCGGATCCTTCTTCCGGCACGGCCTGCGCCCGACCAAGCGCCATGATCGCGGCCACCGCGCCGTCGATCTTGTATTCGTAACGGTCTTTCCGGGGATAGATGTTGTCCTTGGCGTCCGTGAAACAGACCGTATTGGACATGCACCACGTCAGGACGGGATTTCCGTCATGGCGAATCTTCCCGGCATCCACCAACGCGATCAGCGTTTTGAAAGGATCGGAGAAGTTTTTCACCGTAGCGCCGAACTCCACCATCGTCAGGCCGGAATCCGCCAGATGCGTCACAAGCTGCGCAGCCTGATACGGGTCATAGGGGCACTCCCGCACCTCAAAACGCTTGGCCTGCTCAAGGATGTGTTCCTCTATGGCGTCGTAATCGACCATCCCGCCGGGCGTGAGCGTGATCCAGCCTTCGGAAGCCCACCCCCGGTAGATGTCCGCATTCTGGGTGGATTCAAGCGCGTCTTCGGGAAGGAAAAAATCGGCAAACAGCGCATACGTCCCGCCGTCTTCCGGGAAGAGGTACACAACGGCGTTCAAATCGCCCTTGCTGGCGAGGTCAAGGCCCATGAAACAGGGTTTCCCGGCGAAGCGTTCCCGCGACAGGCCGGGCTCGGCGCACTTCTCCCAGTTCGTCATGTTGAAGGCGGCGGCGCGGGCGTTGCACCACACGTTCAGGTGCTTGGTCTTGAACGTGTTCTGCTTCGAGGGGTTCTGGATGGCCTTCAACTGCTGCGCCAGCAGGTAGTCTTCCATGACGGAAACACCGAAATTCGGGTTCGCCTTCCGCAGTGCCTCGGGGCTCTTCCAGTCGTCCTCGGCGTCGATGGTGTAAACGATGGCAAACAGTTCCTCATCCTGAAGCGTGCGATCAAGAACCTTCCCGGCGCGGAGCCGCATGTCATAGCAGGGGCCGCCAAGGTTGAAGCCCGCCGTGGTGATGACGATGATCAAAGGCTGGCGGCGTGCGCCCATGCCGGTGATCATGGTATCGTACAGGCGCGGGCTGTCGTGCTCGTGGTATTCGTCAACGATGGCGCAGTGCGGCGACGCGCCGTCGCCGGGGTCCCCGATCAACGGCTCGAATCTGGACGCGGAACCGATGAGGTTCATATTCTTGGCGCGGACGTCCACGCCGTAGTGCTCCATGAAGCCTTCGGCGCGCTTGGCCATGATCTGCGCGGGGCCGTACACTTCCCACGCCTGTTTTTCCGTAGTGGCGCCGGAGTACACTTCCGCGCCCTCTTCGCCGTCCGCAACGAGCATGTAAAGGCCCATCGGAGCCACGAAGCAGGACTTGCCGTTCTTGCGCGGCACTTCAATATGGGCTTCCCGGAATCTCCGCAGCCCGTCCTTGGCGCGCTTCCAGCCGAACAGCGTTGAAAGGATGAACTTCTGCCACGGCTCAAGTTTCAGGGTCATGCGCTTGCGCGCCCATTCCCCTTTGACGTGGGGCATCATCTCCTCAAACTTGATCACCCGCTCGGCTGCGGCGCGGTCAAAGAAATACGGAGCGCCGTCAACGCCGTCCCACCTTCCCAGATCGTCGAGCTGGCGCTTGCAGGCGAGGATCACCCACTGGCACGCCAAAATCCGCCCGGCAACAACATCGCGGGCGTACTGAAGCGCGGCTTCAACGTGGGGATATGTCGGTTCCTTTGCCATGATGTTTCCTACAAGGCCGCGAAGCCCTTTTTCTCGCCCGTCTTTTTCTTTGCGCTGACACGGGTACGGCTGCTCGGGGACATGCCGAACTCGGTCAAATACTTGTGCATCAGTTCCAGCGACTTGTTGGCGATACCCACCAGAGGGTTCTGGATGATATTGCCGTTTGAGGTCGTTTCCGTGAGCTTCATGGTGCCGTCGATGTTGCGCAGCTGCTCTTCCGCCTCGACCCACCGTCCATAGGCCTGGCAGTAGGCCGCCAGTGCCGCCCGGTCGATGGAGGACAGGATGCCGAGTTCATACAGTTCGAGCGCCAGCCGTTCCCATTCCTCCCGCGCTTCCGGCGACAGGTGCGGCGGCGCGTCGGGGATTTCCGGGTCCGGGGTTGGCTCATCCGGGTTCATCCGGCATTTCTGCAGCGTCCCGCGAACCATTTTCAAATGTGTCGGCAACGGATTACGTCCCGCCATATCCCGGTTGACCCCCTCCCCCCATTTTGCACAAACAAAAATCCACCTGCCCTATGCGGTCTTCGGATGGTAGCACCAAACATTTGATCCCCCCCTCATCGTGTCACCGCACGCCCGCCGTTCTCCCGGACGGTCTTGCGGCTGTGGCAGGCATGGCAGAGGGGTTGCAGGTTGCTCCTGTCGTCCGTCCCGCCGTCGGCTCTGGCCACGATGTGGTCAACGTCCGTCGCCGGAACGATGCGCCCGGCCTTGCGGCACTCCCGGCACAACGGTTCATCCATAAGGATCTGCGCCCGCAGCTTCCGCCACCGCGCACCGTACCCGCGCCGGTATGCGCTCTCCCGCTGGCTGTCCTGCTCGGCCTTCCACTTCCTCGCCCGCGCTTCCGCCGCGTCCTTGTGCTTCGGGCAGTACCCGGACGGATCACGGGTAAGCTCATGGCATCCGGCATGGCGGCACACCTTGAGCGGTCTAGGAGGCATCGTCGTCCCCGCCCACGGCCTCATCCACCCGCCGCTCCACCTTCCGCTTGCTGCGAAGGAGCACCCGCCGCAACAGGTCCGGCACGGGGATGCCGAGCCGCTGCATGTGGGCAATGACGGATACGGCGTCCGTGATGATCAGGTAGGCAATGAAAAGGTTCAGCAACGGCATGTCGAACCCGCCGAAAGACCGGGAAAGGCTGGCGTTGACCACGCCGACAATCAGCAAGTAAAGGCAGTAGGCCGGGAACTTGAGCGCCCCGTGCGCCAGCATCCGGCAACGGAAATGCCTGCGCCGCACGGCGTCCGCCAGCCCAAAGGCAAAGTCGGCCACCAGCATGGCCCCAAGCATCCACAACAGATAGGCGTCCCCGCCGAACAGCGAGACGACGCCGGCGACGCACGAACCTATGACGGCCTTCTCAGGCCACAGGGCCAGCAGGCTTTGCGTGTAGTAGGCAAGCCCATCCAGCGGGGCGGGCGGCTGCATCATCATTCCTTCCCGGTTGCGGCCCGTATCGCCGCCTTGTCCGCATTGCACGCGCCGAACGCGGCTTGCCAGTCAAACACATGCCCCACAAGGTCGAGGTTCGTATCCCCGGCCAGCACGGGCGCGGGCGTCGGCTCGGTCAGATACACGGGTACTTCCTCCCGTATGACCAACGGAACCGCCGCCACTTCCCGCCTACCGGAACAGCCCGAGAACAGCGGGAGGCAAAGGAGTAGCACCCCAATCGCCAGCCTCTTCGTCATGCCGCATCGCCTCCCGCAGCTTGCGCCGCTGTTCGTCCCTGTCCCGCGTGAGCGCCTTGATCGTGGCGTCCCGTTCCGCCGCCGCAGCTTCCGCCGTGGCCTTCGCCGCCGCCAGTTCCCTGACCGCGGCCTCTCCCGACTGCGCAGCGGCTTTCCATGTCGCGACGTCCTGCCGGGCTTCCTGCGCTTCCGTCCGGGCCGTGTCGCGTTCCGTTCGTAAGGTGAGGACGTACACACCAAGCCCAATAGCGAAGAGGCACAACGCCCCGGCCAGCACCGCCCGCTGATTCATCCCGTAATCCCCCACCGCGCCGCCAGCCGTTCGACCAGCGCCCGGCAATCAGAGGTACGGTTGAGCCAGCCGCGCAGGAACGCCGCGGACTTCGGCTTCTTCGCCACGAGTCCGCGGTACCACCGCTCACGCTCCAAGAGCATGAAGGATGCCAGCTCGCGCTGATTGCAGGACTCCGCAGCCGTCAGCGTGTTCCGCCCGACGATGCCGTCCGCCTCAACGCGCAGGAGCCCTTGCAGCATCCTCGCCGCACGCGGGACACCCGCATTGACGGCGAAGTCATAGAAGCACACCGCGACCAGCGGGGGCATTTCCCCGGCACGCGGCCTGTCCCAGAAGTAACGCTTGAAGATGTCGCGGGCCGTATCCTTGGTGACGGCCAGCACATCGTCCCGATCAATATCCCCGTCGCCGTCAATGTCCCCTTCCCAGAGATCAAGCCCCTTCAGGAACATGAGGCTGACGCCGTACATGGTGACGCCCCCCGGATCGTTCGGATGGTCAAAGTATCCTCCCTCCCACTTGGCGACATGGGCATGGGCGGCTTCAAAGACTTCCTGTTGGTTCGGCATAAAAAACGCTCCCGCATTGAAAGATGGCAGGAGCGTAGCACGGGCTTTTGTGAGGCCGCTGGCATAAGCAGGCACAGGCAGGGAGAGACAGGGAAAAAGGGGGTTGACGACTTACCGGCATTGACAAATTATAAACTATAACTTATATTCACCACATGAAATGGACAGTTGAATTCTTGAACGGCATGGTGGAAGAAGAATTCCACGCCCTCCCGGTTGACCTCAAGGCCAGCATCCTCCGGATCGCAACCCTCATCCGCGAAAATGGACTCGAGAAGACCGGAATGCCTTATGTGCGGCACCTTCAGGACAAACTCTGGGAAATGCGCGGCAAGGGAAAAGACGGTATCGCCAGAAGCATCTACGTCGCCGTAACTGGTCGCCGAGTCGTGATTGTCCGTTCTTTTGTCAAAAAAACGCAGCAAACGCCAAAAGATGAAATAAAAATAGCCCTGAAACGGGCAAAGGAGGTTCTGTAATGGGAAGAAGCGTCTTTGAGTATCACGAACAACAAATGCGGGACAATCCTGAATACAAGGCCGCCTATGATGCCCTTGAACAGGAATTTGCCATTGCTAACGCGCTGATCCAAGCCCGCAGCGAAGCGGGCATGACTCAGAAGGACGTTGCGGAAAAGCTTGGGGTTTCACAGCCCGCCGTGGCCCGGATGGAATCCGGCAAGAACATTTCCATCAAGGCCATTGCCCGCTATGCCAAGGCCGTGGGCCGCCCCATCAATTTGTCCATCCTGCCCGTCTGAGGTCGGGAACCCATATGCGCGTCCGCACACATCCGGGGGAAATCCTGCTGAAAGAATTCTTGAAGCCCATGTACATCACGCCCCATGCGCTTGCCATCGCTCTCGGCGTGCCTGCAACCAGCATAGCTGATATTGTCCACCAGCGCCGTGCCGTCACTGCGGATACCGCCGCCCAACTGTCCCGCTACTTCGGCACAAAGCCCGACTTCTGGCTCAACCTTCAGTCTGCCCATGATATCTCTGCTGCCGAGCGGGATAAGGCAGCGGAACTCTAAGAGTGTCCATCATAAATTTACCAAGAATCCCCCGCACTGCCGGGGGATTCTTTGCTTCTGGCCTCCTGCCACAGATAAAGCCGGTTCAATTCCGCCCTGTATCGGGTGATCTCCCCTTTTTCATCACGGTCAACGACTATCGGGGCATCCGCCGCAACCCATTTCCGCACCTGCTCACAACCGACGCCGAACGCCCGGCAGATTTCCGACATGCTCCGCAGCACCACGGGGACATAATTGACGGACACCGGAATCACAGGCCGCTCCCGTACTTTTGGCGGTTCATCCCCTGCTCATAAACCTTGATGCCTTCCTGCACCCCCCACCTGTACGCCGCCACGCCCACGGCAGCCCCGCACAAAAAGACTATTCCCAAAATCATCCTTGCCTCCTCTTCCTTTGCCCCCGCACCATAGAAATGTTTTTGTCATATGTCACTATCTGGTATCCGCTTGGCTTCCGGCTTAATACCATGTATGGAGAAAAAAGTTCAATGATCGTTCAGGGTCTTCCCCACGCATGTGGGGGTGTTTCTAAAGTTGTCTTGCTAGTTGCGATATAGTATTGGTCTTCCCCACGCATGTGGGGGTGTTTCTGAAGAAGCCGCGTCAGTTTCACTTGTACTTGTGTCTTCCCCACGCATGTGGGGGTGTTTCTGCTATAGCGAGGACCCGGATGCCTATATGCCCGTCTTCCCCACGCATGTGGGGGTGTTTCCCAGTCGTCAAGACTAGCATCACCGTCCATGTGTCTTCCCCACGCATGTGGGGGTGTTTCCCTCTGAAAAATTCCATCATGACGGGAATGGTGGTCTTCCCCACGCATGTGGGGGTGTTTCTTGTAAGATAGTCGCCAGCGGGTTCTTTCCCCCGGTCTTCCCCACGCATGTGGGGGTGTTTCTCTTCCGTTGTTTTTATATCTGGTGTATAACCATGTCTTCCCCACGCATGTGGGGGTGTTTCTTCTGCTGCGTATGAGTCTTTAAAGCGTGCATCGTCTTCCCCACGCATGTGGGGGTGTTTCCACTTCTTAACGGTGCGAGCTCATGGCGGGAATGTCTTCCCCACGCATGTGGGGGTGTTTCTCTTAGCCGTTTCAAGAAAGTCAGGAGTGGGAAGTCTTCCCCACGCATGTGGGGGTGTTTCCTGAGATGCGTTCAGCTGCGTCTTTTATTAAAAGTCTTCCCCACGCATGTGGGGGTGTTTCCGACTTGAAGTGTTCCGAATGTGACCAGTACGCGTCTTCCCCACGCATGTGGGGGTGTTTCCATTCATCAACACCAACCAAAAGAGGACACCATGTCTTCCCCACGCATGTGGGGGTGTTTCCATGGCCTCTCGTTGTTTTTTCGGGGTCGATGCGTCTTCCCCACGCATGTGGGGGTGTTTCTACTGGGAACCTTAAAGTTTCTCAGATGTATGCGTCTTCCCCACGCATGTGGGGGTGTTTCCGGGACGCACTTGTCCGAGATTAAGAGTAGGCAGTCTTCCCCACGCATGTGGGGGTGTTTCTCCGAGCCAGCCGAAGCCCTTGGCCATAACTGCGTCTTCCCCACGCATGTGGGGGTGTTTCCCAACGCCTTTGGAGCAAATTCCATGAACGCAGGTCTTCCCCACGCATGTGGGGGTGTTTCTGCTACGCAGGTGTTTTTACAGCTCTTCCGGTAGTCTTCCCCACGCATGTGGGGGTGTTTCTAATGGGAAATCGGGTAGGGAAAAGGAATGATAAGTCTTCCCCACGCATGTGGGGGCAATTTTCAAGCCGTACAACCTACCAACGCCGCGCCTTCCATGCTCTCGACCATATCCAGCAAGAACTGCGGGACGGGCAGGCCCCGCGAACGCCGGATTTGGAAAAGCCCTTTCAAACCATCCCGCCACCGGGAATCCTCCTCGGCGGTCATGCGGGAAGTCCGGCGCGTGGGCGGCATGGCTTCAAGCCTTGCCCGTTCCGGCGTTCCTGGCGGGGGCAGAGGCCTCCCTTCCGGCATGGGCGGCGCGGCGGGCGCTCCTTCCCTTGCGCCCTGCCCCCCATGTCGGACGGTAGCGCACCTCCCGGCATCAGTACGGGCTCCATCCTCGCCGTCCGCAGGCGGCAGGAAAGAAGCCCCGCCCACCTCAAAATCCTCCCACCGTCGCCCCTGCAGCCAGTTCTCGGCGTACATGCGTATCCTGCCTTTCACCCTTGCGGCCAATTCTTCATGCTCCGCAGCCGCAGCACTGGCGGCGCGGATGATGACGGGCACCAACTCAGGGGCCTTGCGCGTAGCCGCAAGCCACATATCCGCCGCTTCCGCCTTCCCGCGCCGGTAGCCGTAGGCATCCCAGAACGCCTCGAAGTCGGCAAGAGCCTGCCCGGAAAGCCGACACCCTTTTGCCGAGACGTAAAAAGCCTGTCCTCCGTCAACGCCGCTCCGCGACGAGCGACGCGGGACAGGGGCAACGCCCTGAACCGCCGAAGCCTCGCCTTCCGGTTCCGGCACGGCCTCCCTTCCCCCTCCCGATGTGCCGGGCAAAGGTACGGCTTTCCCCTCTCCCATCGCATCGGGGAAAGCGCCCTCACTCACAGCCGCATCGTCCGATGCGGAAGAGAGTTCTTTTCTTGCCTTCTTATATTCTTTGATCGTGTCGGGCGGTTGTAAAGCTGGTTGTTCAGACGGTTGTTCAGCAGATGAACAACCAGCTTTACAACCGGAGGCATCCAATGACTGATACCGCGCCCAGTTCGTCACCGTGATCAGCGTGTACCTGTTCCCAACACTGCGCCGGGTCAAGAATCCATCCTGCTCCAGATCATCAAGGATAGACAAAAGCGTCGTTCGACTGAGCTGGCATTCCTCGGCCAGATACGCACCGGAAAAGGCGAACTGCCCGGCCTTCAGCTCGTCGCCGCGATAGTAGCAATCCTTCCATGCCACCTTGAGCAGAATGGTCAACATGACCCCGCGATGCAAGGCCCCCCGGCTCCACGCCCGGCTATCCTCGGCACATCGCCAACACTTGATAAAGCCGCGATACATAATGTTCTCCTGACCATTGGGTGCAATTCAGCACTCCACTGTCATCGACAGATGGCCTATTCGTCGCATAGAATTCCTACAGCGCTCGATCAGATATCAGATGCTGGTTCCGCCACCGCCCGCGAAGAGGTCAACTATCAAGCCGAGGCCGGACATGGTCGCGCCTCGGTTGATGCGGTTGAGGCATCTTTGCCCTCCGCAAACGGCTGTTGGGAGAGCCGGAGCATCGCGGCGCGAAGGGCATCAGCATTACTCGAGTGCATATCTTGCCTCCGCCCAGTAAGCACATGAGACACCGTAGCAGGAGAAACCCCCGCCTCAAGACAAAGCCTGCGGACGGAGCATCCTGTAAGCCGAATGAATTCCGTGAGTTCAGAAACAATTTGTGCTTTCATGAATTTGATAATTACAAAAGTAATCAAAATGGTCAATTCATTTTTTCCACGATTCCACAAGGGAATAGATACGACTGTAGCCATATGATATGGAATAACCATGAAAGAATCATTGTTTGAATCGACCATGCGCCGCACTAAGGAAATTATCCAAAAAAATGGAAGTATCCGAAGTGTTGCAGAAAAATTGGAAACCAACCCGTCTACGATTACTCGTTGGTTTGCCGAGGAAGGCCGCGCCCCTCGCTTTGATGCACTCGCAAAAATTTTTGAATTCTTTTCAGTAGAAATTGTCTTTCCCGGTGAAAATCAAAAAAGAGATGAAGTACGACAACTCGAAGAAAAAATTGAAGCACTGTTGAAAGATCTACATTCTACCGAAAAAGAACGGGATGCTTTAAAGGCTCAGGTCGAAATTCTAAAAGAAATTATACGCCCAGCTCAACCTACTCTGAATGAAGAACCCAAGGAAAAGAGCGCATAGAAAACCCCTACCTCCGCGAGATAAGGCGCGAACGGCGGCCCTCCGGGTGCATGATCATCTATGTTGAGTACAGATGAAAATCCCCGCCGGAGCGGGAAGAAGGAAGAGTTTTGATTTGGTTATGCCAGAAATCACCCTTTCAATTGTAAAAACTACAGTCACAATAGTTCCAGATACCATAATAAGTTCCGGCATATCCTGAGCCCTCCCGCCCCTCCTCGTGAGGGGCTTTTTTGTGTTCAAATTACGAATATCTCCTTCAGATAAAAAATTTTATGCTGACTGTTTACCTTTAGCAACATTTTTATTGACACAAATGTTTACTTTTGTAATTATTCACACACGACAAGTAACACCACAAAAAACGCCATTCCCGGCGATCCTTGGATGACCACAATGGACACTGATGTGCCTGTCCTCCCGGCGGCGGTCGTCGGGGTTCCGAGGATCGCCGGGAGGGACGACCGATAAACGTTAACGTTAGGGTGCGTTGGCAACGACAGGCGTTGCCAAGCAATCGGGCTCTCCCGGGCGGCGGGCTGCGTAGCAAAGGCGCAGACAGTCAATCCCGCTGCCCCGTCAAAAAACAAAACGCCCCCGGCGCTGGAGCAACAGCGCTGAGGGCAAACATCCAAGAGAGGACACTCATGGATGCACAAAGACCTTACTCACAGGCTCGGCAAAGTGTCAACGCCGGGGATCGGCGCTTTTCCCTCATCTTCAATCGCAGAGAGTTTGCCGAGGTCATGTACTGGATCAAAAGCCAGTGTCCCGGCGGCAAGATGGCGGAACTTCTCGAAAAATGGGCGTGATGAAACATGAACGGCAGACCAAAATGTCCTGTTTTGGAAGAAATTTTCCCCGGCCAGCGTTTCTACTACCGGGCGAAAATCGGCGGCGAACGTCAGCTTATCAGCGTGACCGTCGCAACGGCTCCATACCCCAAAGATTACGGGCAGGGCCGCACCTCCCTCTATGTGAACGCCTACGGCTACGGCTGGTCGGGAAGCGTCCCGGTCAAGAAGCTCATGGAACGGAAGAGGATAAATAAGGTGCAGAAATGAAACAGCAGACCAAAGAAAAAAACTTCGCCCAGATCAACGGCTCCTGCAAAACGGCCCCACTGGCCGGGAACTTCAAGAAAGAACCCTGTCCCCGGTGCGGCACCGTCCACAGCCTGCGCGAGTGCCCTTTCTGCCGCTTCCGCAGGGGGTCAAACCGATGACGTGGACATGGGCATGGCACTGGCTCCGCTTCCTCGCGCTGACGCTCGGCGGGGCCGCAACCCTTTTCATCGTCGGGCTGATTGCCATTGAAGCCGTCCGGCTGCGGCGGGCGCTCCGTGAAAAGGCCCTCACCCGCCGGATAGACTACCGACAGGAGGAACCGCAATGAACACTACCCATAACAACTTGAAAAATGAGGATGAATAATGCTCATCACCCACGCCTTTACCCTTTGCCCGCTCTACGCCGAAGCTATCCTCAGCTACGGGAAGGATGTTGAAAACCGCTCTTGGCGGCTCCCGGAAGACCTCATCGGCGTACCCCTCGCCCTCCATGTCGGCAAACGGAACCCAATGTTGGCCGAACTCGCCATCTTCGCCAAGCCCATGTTGGAACACCTGCACCATATCACGCCGAACGATTTGCCCCACGGCGGCATCATCGGATGGATACGGTTCGACCGCCCGGTGAGACGATATCCCTCATCGTGGGCAGTCGGGGAACTCTGGCACTGGCCCATTCTCGAAGCCCGCCGCATCCCGGAACGTATTCACTGTGACGGCCGCCTCAGAGTGTGGCCTATCCCGACCGCCATCAACGGCGGAAAAATCGAGGTGAACAATGGCTGAAAAGATCTCTGAATTTACCTGCCTCGTCCGCGACATGCGCGAAGCCCAAAAGCTCTACTTCGATACGCGGGACAAGGCCTATCTGAAGAAAGCAAGGGAGATCGAAAAACGGGTGGATGACGAACTGCAAAAGACTTTCGGGTGGATCAAAAACCGCCAGCCGGCACCACAGGGGAGGCTGCTCTGATGTTCACGCTTCCAATTCCCCGCCGCGTGCGGACATGGCTGATACGGATCAAAGGCGTGGCCAGACTTGAGCACAACCCCGCCGTCGACGCCTCGGAACTCTGGAACCGGACGGCCACCCCCGAAACCCTCGCAAAGCTGGCAGGGATGGCGTTGAAGCTGGCCAGCGTCCCCGACTGCCCATACCACAAACAGCATACAAAATGCCGATATGAAACCGGGGACGTCCCGAACTGCACAGAATGCCGCCTGCAATGGGCGTTTGCACAGGGGCAGAGGAATGAAGGAACAAAAAAAGGCTATTGACGAAAAGGCGCTCACCGAGTTGCGGAAGCTTGTCGTTGAACGTGAAAAGCTCGACGGCAGGATTAAGGAACTGCTCGGTATGAATACAGAAACACGCCCGACGAAAAAGCCGCTGTCTAGAGAACAATTCAGAATGTTGTGTGGTGTGTGATGGGAGTCCAGTTCTACAGTCCCCGGAACAACTGGTGCGTTCAGTGGCAGGAAAACGGCGTGCGCCGAAAACGGTACTTCAAAACCGAGCAGGAAGCGCACGCCTTTGAACGCGAACGGCTGGAACAAAAGGAAGGCCCCCGCCAACTCACCCTTGGCGAACTGGTTGCGCTCTACTTCCGCTCAAATCCTGACAAACACCCCAAAACCCGCAAGAACATCGTCTACTTCTTCGCCGGGCATGAAGACAGGAAAACGGGGAAGCATATTGAGGGAACAGGGGAGTTCCTCCGGGACAAGTACGCCGAACGCCTTGACCGTTCCGATCTGGAAACCATGCGCGAAGCATTCAGGGCACGCGGAACAAGCAATGCCACAATGAACAAATACCAGAAGTACATCCACGCCATTCTCGCGTGGGGTGCGGATCAGGAGCTTGTCGCCTCCAACCCGTGGCGTGACTTCAAGTATCTGAAGGCGCAACGCCGCATCATCTCCACAACGCTGTGCGATTTCCAGATGATCCTGCCCCACTGTCCCGACTGGCTGGTCTGGGCCCTGAAAACCGCCTACGCGCTGGCCCTGCGCCCCGGTCAGGTGGAACTGTTCTCGTTGCCGTGGAGTGCCTTCAACTGGCGCTTCGGATACGTTCAGCTTCTGCAAGGCAAGACCGGCCGTATGAAACGCGTCATCCCGCCGCCGCTGTATTGGCAAGAAGCCCGTGGCCACTATGAAGAGGACATGAGCGCAGGTATCCCGTGGGTTTGCCACCGCGCCGGAAAACGTGTCCTCGACTATAATCAGGCTTGGCGCAAGGCCCTTGCCGACTCGGGAATGTCCGGGCGCGGAATCCGTATGTACGACATCCGGCACGTCGCCGCCTCGGAAATGCTCGCCGCCGGAGCCGACCTTCCCGCCGTCTCCGCGCAGCTCGGCCACGCCAGCACCCAGACCACGGCCAGCACTTACGCCCATGTCGTGCCAAGGGCGCAGCTCCACGCGGCTGAGGTCATGCCCGTATTAGGTATGGACAAAAAGGAAGACGACTTTTGA